CACTGACGCTCCTTTTGCAACCATAGCAATCAAAAATCTGCCACCAACATCCTCAAAAGAAACGAAAGCAGTCAAAGAAATAAAATCAACTTTCCCTTTTCCAGGCAGCCAAGCTTTCAACTGATCATTAATGTCAAATATAAATTTTCCACTTTTTGAAAAAGGACAACTAAAGGCATGAATAAACTGATCACTTCCTCTGACGCTTAGACTTTGTTCAGAAGCAACTGGGACAACATCAACATTCAAAGCTCTGTCAGACATTGTCGTAATCAACGGATGTATCTTCTAATTTCACATATGAAGCGGTATACGCTTCGCTTTCGGGTTCGTGATCAGCTAGAATCATGGCATTACTTATACTTTTCACCATGTATTCATCCCAATCACTAGAATTCGGAGCCACCCAAGCCGGCAATTCACTAAGCATAGTCCAATTGAACTTATGGACTCTTCGCAAATTGAATATTTGACTAGCTAAAATTTGTTGTGCTCTACAAATTTCTTCCCCGAAAACGTGGATACGATCTCCAAGTCTGTATATTGTTAAGAAATCAAGATAATATCCATCAATCACATCTTTCAGCTTCCCCATTTCTGAGGCCACTAACAACCGTTTTAACAAGATTCTAGGATCTTTCATGCACATTCCATCTTGTTCTATGTAAGAACAGAAAGAACCTACTTCACCATGTTCTTCCTTTATCTCACAATGATCCATGTGCTTGAATGCTTTAAATTCAGGACGTTTGCTCGGTATTCGATAACCTTTGACGTCATCTCCTGCAATTTTCAGCGGATCTCCGGGTTTGAAAGAATATTCAACGAGAATTCTTGCTAACACAAAGATCGTGTTCAGCAAGAAAGTGAAAATCTCTCCACTAAATCTCATTAGGCCAAAATGAATGGTGGCTGTTTTAAAGTCATATTTGTCATCAAGATACTTGACGATGATCTTTTCTTTGAAACCGAAGTATCTAAATAAAAGAGTGGCTAATTCACAATCAGCTCCTCTCTCACTTTGATCCAGTGCTTTCACATCTGTCATAAAGTGGAGCTTGCCTTCCAGCTTGCCGAATTTCTTTGTCCAATCCATCATTTCGCCAATACTTTTCTTGGCATGAATGTAGACATACTCAGGAACTCGAGCTAAAATTCTTTCTAGAAGGTAAACTCCATAAGGACCAAATTCAGAAATGTAAGCATCACTTCGAACTAAGATCATTTGTAATGGTTTTGCATCTGCTGGTGCCAGATCTTTCAGTTTCACTTGAGTTTTCGCTGTCAAAAGATCAACGTAATCTGGATCTGATCGATTTAGAGCCATTTTTTTCAACTCTCCAGACCGTGCTAATCTTCTCTCATGAAATTCAATCGTGCATTTTTGGAAAAATTCTTCATCAAAAGTTTCTGGTGAATTAGGATCCCATCGCAGATATTCACACAAGCGAGCCCACATCGCTCTGCCAAGTGGAATTTCATTAATGTGTTCCAATCGATTCGCTTCTCTTGATTGCCTCCGAATTCGTTGTGCTAACCCAGCAGCGAAGCTAACTTCATCACTCGATAATTGATACTGGGCCCAGGAAAGAGCTTCTGGTCTGAACAACCATGGAATTTCGTCCTCACCAAGTTTCTTAATATACTTAGTTAGATTTCTCTCCGCTTCTCTCCTCGGCACTCCAGGAAACAATTTGTTTCTAAATTTTTCTCTTTGTTCAGCAGCGTCTCGCCGATACATGAAAGCATCAGGCATTTGATTTGAATATCCATTTTTCCAAATCTCCCTACTATGCTTTTCTCTGACCTCAGAATTGGCTTGTTCCACCCAGGCAGTTTTTGACTCAATAGGCAAAGAAGTGATGATCTTTACTTCCGGATAACTTGGATCTTCCAAGATAGGTTCGTCATGCTCCATGATTTCATCTGGATGACCAAAGAAATGAACACCAAAATTTGCTTCTTCAGAGTAGATAGGATCATCATCAATTTTCCTACCTATCCTAAAGCCGCCTTTCTGGCTTTCTTTGAACGGATCATACCATTTGTTCCAATCAATATAAGGAACTAATCCCGTCAAGAAATCACGATTCAACACCTTTTCTGGGTCGCCTGCTAAGACAATTTCTACCTGAGAAGTTAGCAAATCACCAAGCACTCGAACATCTATGACTCTATCTTGCGATGGAACCAAGGTGTCCCATGGATTCGTCATGGAATTCTTGTACTTGAATATTGTGTTCCAAAACAAATTGGTGCTTAAAGCCTGATTCGCTCTGCCATCATATAAAAACATGGGAATGATCACAATTCGTGGACTTCTAGTTAAACAATTATATGTAACTCCATTGTCAACTACTGCAAGTGCCGGTTGATCCACTACTATGAAGATTATATCCAAAGTCAAACCTTGAACTGCGGCGAAAGTATCGTTTTCTGCATCTGAAGTTAAAGTGTCTGCCATGTCCACTCGAGCTCTAGCAGGGTAAACTACTCTTGAGTTCTTCAGCCATTCACCTAATTGGTCCAAACCGACATCAGGATACAATTCCTGCAAATCTAGAACATTTCCAGGAATTTTAGAACCAAATTTAATTCCTCCATAAGGATAAGTTTTGAAAACGGGAATACACAGCAAATTACCAATCTCAGGTCCAAATCGATAACTTCCTACTGCATATCTCCGACTGTACATTGCCATGTGTTGTCCATTCGTGGGAATTGAATTCAAAGGTGAGTCCTTCTTGGGATCATGATACCTTCCTTGATTTCTATCGCACATAAATATAATTGAATTCAGTGCTTCAGAAATCAATGCGAAAGCATCAAAATACCCAGACGGGTATTTATCCTCATCAAAAACCATTAAAGGAACTCTCCTTCTCTTTGCTAACATGTTTTCCCATGTATCACACACATCTGGAGGAGCTTTCAATCCTTGACGGTTCGGCTCTGTTAATCTCAATTTCTTGGCAACATCTTCTCTGGCTACTTGAGTTGGAACAGAAAAATTGAAAACATTATCATGAACAAAAGATCGTAATTTCATTAAAACTGGGAAAGATTTTGCACAACCTGGATCTCCTTCGATGAAAGCTAATCTGATATGTTTTTTTCTCTTTATGACGCAATTCACACAAGTTCTCCCAAGATTTGATTTTGGCCAAATTTGAGGGATCATCTCCCAAAGAACCCGCTTTTCCAGCATGTAAGGCTCTCAAATAGGCAACCGCTCGTTCCAAAGATATTGGGTACTCCACCCATTGAACTGATTCCAATTCAGATAATGCGTTCAAGATTCTTGCTTCTTCTTTTGGCACTTTCTTTATTGAAACCCTATCTTTGATTTTAATTGGCATTCTACTTGTTTTGTCAAATTTGAAATGACCCCCTTCAAGAGTGATTGGAACTTTAGAACCACCTTGAATTCCATAATGAGTGACCATCCCATCACACCTTAGAACTAGGTCCCACTCATGGTGTATTGCTAACACTTCAAGATTTTGTATACTTAACAAAGAATTGGCATCAGTCGATTGTCCTCTTGGCCAAGCTCTCGCTATAATAGCCATCAGACTCTCCACTTTCAACCTACTTCCTGGTTTAACTGCTTGAAGTGCACAATCATTTATGGGATACTCCAAATTATCCGGGAATGAAACCACCGGATAAAAAGGTATGGTATGATGTCGTCTGCCCGCTGATTTTGGGAAAGCTAAATCCCACCAAATTTTTGCGTTTGGCGCGGTCACATCAATCCTTCCTATTGGATTGGCCATCATCTTGTCAAAATGTTCTTTTTTCTCGGAATAACTTGCTTCTTTTTTCTTATTTTCAGTTTTATCCATGTTTTTGATCATTTCCGCTGTCAACTCAACTGTATTGGCAAGATCACCTGGTTCAACTAAGAAACGTAATTCTCTTCGTCTCTTAGCTGAGTTTGCTAGTCCTTGCAAAACTCTATTTCGATCCTGGCGATCCTGATCAACATATACTTGAGGCACGTCTCCCTGAGTTCTGAACACCCCGGGATCCTCCCCAACATTTTCCGGCACCATCATAAATGGAGCTGGTGGGGGAGTAAACATCTCAGATAATGTCTCTTTTGAAGCAGTCATGTATTCTGGTTTTGATTCTTTTTTACGTTTTTTCCTAATCCTATCAGGACTCTCTGCATGATCATGATTTGTGAAAAGAGGCGTTTGTGAGCTTTCTGCCAAGCTCAAAGCATCATTCTCCAATTTGTCTTTTGGATAACAATGCCTTTTACATGGTCGCAAGCAAATATCCTCTTTCACATTTTCACAATCCTCAGAAGCTGAACGGGATCTCTTCAAGAAACTCCCCACACTTGTTTCCTTTGTCAGATAACGCTCAAAACGTTGAGTTGCATCAACTGATAATATATCAGTTAAAGCATACTCATTCACTTTGAACTTCTCTTCCTCTGGTAATCCATATGTGGTTGGTATATTCTCCCCAGTTCTTGGTATTTTTTCCTCTTGTCCCAACATCTTCAGGAAAGCATTGGCTTGATCCCTCATTATTCCATCCTTAGTGCGAGTCTTTGCCACTCGTTCAGTCAAAGGTTGAAACACAGAATCTAAGCCTACTACCAATCCCGAAGCAGTGATATATGATTCAGCTTCAAATTTCTTGAGAGGTCTGCCTTTTCGCAAACACCGGAACCACCATTTCAACTGCTGCGTCATGGGCATCCTACTTTCCTCAGGAATCAACCATTCATGTTTCATAACACGATTTGGTTGTGGTCGGCATCTCACGTGGACTTTAGGCACAATCGTCAATTGTGGTCCCTCATCCAACATGTTATACCACCTCTCTGTGTACTTCCCTCGGAAACTAGCGTGTATAAAAGCTTGGAAACGCCCACTTGTGTTATACAAAATTTTCCCGCCAAAAGTATCATAATATTTCGATGTTTTTTCAGAATAGGGATCATGTTTCATTAATTCAATTATCACCTTAGCCAACAAATCAGATATGCGAATGCCGAACATTTGTGTCTCGACTTTCACCATTTGTCTGATCTTGGCATGTGTATTCTTTGCTTGAGAAGCACCTAGAGATTTTGCATACATATACAATTTTCTCCACAAAGTTAAAGGAATTGGATCAAGATCATGGGGCATTCTCCTCAAGATCCTTGGTATTTGGAAGTAGGGTTCAGCCTCCAAGGCTAAACCACTTTCTCCCAAAAGCTCAAATCGAGTTATGATTTGAACGTGCGAATTCACTTTTGAATCCACAATACCACAATTCAACTTCAACGTGCTCTTCTCATCAGATATGGTTTGCGCTAGCAGCAAGCTAGGATCTGCTGGCTGACAATACACATGCCCATGATGTTGTTCTGGAACGTAGTACAACATCCCACCTTGAGTTGTGTAAGTAAACAACTTGGGTTCTGGTGAGTATCTCGAATACAATGATGATAAAGGAAATATGTGAGAAACAATCAAAACATTCAACTTTGGGTTTTCTTTAAATAAATTAAGCATATTTCCAGGCGTTAAGTAATGACCGTTATCATGCCATAAAGCATATGGAGTTTCAATCGCCGGTAGCGTAAATACATCTGGACTCAAATCTTCTCCCCCGTATCTGCCAGGATCTTTGATATCCACCATGCAATTGCTCCTTCTTATATCCATGTCCTTACAATGCTCCAACAACAACTCATAATTTGAATCATTAATGAAGCTCGCAGTACATGGACCCTTTATTAAAGAAGGAAAAACAACCGCACACTGTCTCAATCTCAAAGAAGCGTGTATAGCATGATCATGCGGTACAGCATTCATTCGAGAGTAAGGAAGACCATACTTTTCTGCATACTCTTCAAGATCGGGCTTGATCTCATATGGACACCAAGTTTTCCTGGCTAAATTGGCTTGACGCAAGCTATCAGAGAAGTAATTATCGACGACCATTTTCATGTCATTCGACGAAATCTCCTCTCTAGCTTTATCGATGGCTCCCTTGCCAACGAGTCTGTTCCTACCTACTTCTTCAAAAAAGGCGGGAACATCCTCTATTCGTAAATAACCATCTGGGGTTTCTTTTTCCAAATATCTTGCGGAATTCTGCCATATGGCATCAGCCAAATGTAGATCACCATCCTCCTGAAGTTCAAACTTCAAAAAAGGTTTCCATGAGATGAAATTATTTGGATCTGTTAGGACTGGAATCAGGTCATCAGTACTGATGTTATCTTGATCCTTGCCCCACAGTGCGCATATAGCATCATTCCCTAATCTTTGCCAACATTTACCACCCCCTTTAACATAGATTTTCTTAGCTTCCTCAGCAGCGTCCTCAATACTTTCAATGAAGTCAGAAAGCGAAGTTGCTCTTTCCTCATCAAATTCTTGAGTTACATTGACTCGATCACCAGCAGTCATTCGGACTCCGAAAATGTGAATGTCACCATCGGGCATCCAATCCCAGTCAATTTCAATATTCGCTTTGAAAAGCCAGGGTTTGGATCTGGTGATACTTACAACTTCAGAGCTCCGTTTTTCTTTGATGAAAGAACCAGCAGGCGCTAGCCAAAAAAGTTTTATCCAACAATAACCGGGACCATGGACCATTGGCTCATCACTCACGGGATTGAGCGATACTTCAGCTTCAATCTCCTCGTTCACCTCGAGAATATCAGCCAAAGGTTTGGTACTCCCAACCTTTGACTTCAAATGCTCTCGGTAAACACGTGGTGCTTGAGTCAATAAATTCCTGAAACCATCTGATCGAGCGACGTGTAACGTACTAGCATCGACCTCATAGAATATCAAATCAAATCCTCTCTTCATTTCTGAAGCATGTTTTTCCACCAAAGTCTCTATGGTAGGCTGCCCTGACGAGTATAACTCGCGAATCCTAGCTCTATCTCTTGAAAAAAAAAGATGGAGGTAACATTCACCATCGGCAACCTTTTTACCACGACCCCGTCTTCTGGGATCAGTGTTCTTGTAAAATCTTTTTGGTTTATCCTCAACTATGAGTTCCGGAGTAGTACTCCTTGAGTCTATGTCCGGATCAAATGTCAAGAGATTCCAATCGGATTTTGGCAAGAACACCGAGGCTTCAGGGTTCAACTTGAAATTTTCTATTTTAGTTATCATTCGATCTTTCCGTTCAATTATCCAGAGAGCAATTCTGTCCAGCCAACGATCATACCACTTGTCACTCATGTAATGACGCCAAGCCTTTTGTATCTTCAAGGCAGCATCATTTTCATGAACGGCATGCGCGACCGCTAGCATTTCATCATTACAATCTGAACAAAATCCATATGGATCAGTTGTTACTTTTCCACATGAACTACAGTTAAGATCATCATCTCCAGCCAAACAATCAGAACAGGAACAAACTCCACAATGACCATGTTCTCTTTTCTGAGTTGATTTTGTACGACCACATTTTAAGCAATCTCCACCATGGGAGTAGAAATAAGACCAGCCAGCTGGCAGTCCTGCTTTAGAGAAATCGACCTGTCGATAAGGAATGTGATATTGCATACCCCAGACCTGCCCAGCAGGTGAAATCAATCTATGATTTGGTCTAAAACAATTCTGTCCAGCAGCTCTATAAAGTTTCACGACTCGCGTGAAATAAGAGCTCGGCTCTTGAAATTTTCCGACTTTGCGGAACAATTCAAATTGATATGTGGTTTTCAAAATCAACTCTTCAAGAGTTGTGTCATCATGGAGATTATACCGTCTCCGGTCGGTTGGCATTCGATACT